CAGGCCGCCGCTGAGAACCTCACCTCAAGTTGGGTAGCACAAGGGCACCCCATGGGGGAATGTCCGGCTCCCCATCTGGTAAAGGATGGGGCCCCTCCCTACTGGTTCCGGCCAGCCTATGTGAGACCAGATGGAGTCTTTATAGGGGCCTCTGAGGCCCCTGGAGTGTCCCCTGGGGACGACTCCGAAGAAGTGAGAGCAGCTATAGCTGCGTGGTGGGCAGCTAGGGATGCAGCCTGGCGGAAGTGAGTGACGCCGACCGCCAGCGCCGCTGGTACGCCCGCCAGAAAGCCGGTACCCCCTGGCAGCCGCTCACCTGCCAGGCGTGCGGCGCCCACAGCAGAGGCATCCATGGTGCGCTGTGTTCCCGCTGCTGGGAGCGGCTGACCACAGAGGGCAGGGCTGCTAAAGCCCAGCGGGTCAGGCTGAGCAGGGCCAGGCGACGTAGCTTGTGACAATATGTGAACTGGCCGCCCTGCCCCCCGCCATGCCTAACGCGGTGCGCTACTATTAGTTCACCGGAGGGGAGGCCCTCCACCACCACCCACAAAAAAATGAAAAAAATCATCAACTGGCACGAAGTTGGCCAGGCAATTGTTAAAGCCGTCGCATTCGCCTACGCCTTGGGCTACTGCCTGGGGCTCTGGGTCCATCGCACCAGCACTCAGCTGGGTGCCGCCCACGTCGCCGCCCTGGGGTTGAAGCCCACGGCAATTGTGACAGCGGAGCCGGCAAAGGAGCCGGCAAAAACAGAACCAGCAGCGGCGCTGGCAGTGGTCCAGCATCCGCTAATTGAAATAGCCGCACAACTGGAGCGGCTAACAGTTCGCGAGCTACAGGAAATAATTGGCACAAGACAAAGATTGGCTAAGCGCCAGCTTATTAGCGCTTATTTGCAGATGGCCTAATAGTCCACGGCCCGCCGGGGCCTACCCGGCAACCTGTAAATCCTGCTTACAATTCAATGAGCCCCGTTCCCACGGTTGACGATCTACTACAGGCCACACACATCGGCAACGGATTCCACCATTGGCACGTTGAAGGCGGAGTAATCACGATCGCCAGGGCCCAGCTGATTCTCGCCCTAGAAGCGGCCTACGACCCATCAATGGAAAACTGGCCTGCGCTGGTGGAAGCCGAGATTAACAATCTGCTCTGGAGCTCCATTAATGCCTGACCCCACCGCAGATGAAGAAGCAGTGAAGGCCCTGGTGTTTCGCCGTCCGCGCCCTCAAAACATAGCGGCCTGATCTCTAATGGTCCCTGAGGTGAGGCCCCCAGGGACCATTTTTGTTGAGGCGCCTGCAACGGTACCAAAGGCCTGGCGACCAATAAAAAACCCCCACTCCTTGCCGGGAGCGGAGGCATTGCTGCGGCCAGGTTATGGCTCGATTCTGTACTCACACTCAAAGACAATGATCGGCGGCGGCTTTATGTGCTGATCGCCGCCTGGCGTTGTGCGCCTGAGGCAATCTTCACAGCCCTCGCGCCATCCCTCGTTATCGGAGCCATCGCCAGCGCAGCGATCAAAGTCATTCGGCAAGGTGGTCATGGCAATGGCGACCGCGTTAAGCGCTGCTGTGAAACAGTCCATTCATGCCCTTCGTAATCCACCACTAGGTAGTGCGGCCAGCTGAGCCGACCATGACCAAAGGCCATGGTCACCTTGGCCGGCTGCTGCTCATGGCCGACGATGTAGACCACATCACCGGCGGCAAAGCGCCAAGGGTTGGCGTTGAGAAGTTCAAGGATCATTGGTTTGTCTTCAGGTTGTAGGTTTGCTCGACTGTTCTGATGCGTCCGTCCCTGATCAAATCGGCTATCGCCCCGACTCCATCATCTGCAGCCGCTGCTCACGATGAAGCGCAACGCTAGTGGTGATCATCCCGATTGCTACGACGGCAGCTACCAGGATGTTCCAAGCGATCCGCCCAGCCCTGCGCTGGGCTCGATAGTCATCCAACGAGACAACCCTCGCGACAGGCTGCGATGGTGATGACTGCAGCGCCTGAAAACTGTCGTTCGAGCGACTCGTGTATTGCAGCTGTGCTCCAACCAGTCGGCACAATCCATTCCAGCGTGTGAATTGCATTGTTCTTTTGATAAGTGATGATGTAGGCCATGGGTCAGGAGCGGGCATCAGGGCAGTCGCTGGCTGATTCAATTGCTGTGGCGATGGCACGCGACTGCCGAGCCAGATCGGCCATCAGCTCGCGGTCCAGCGGGATGCATTCATCCCAGGCGTTATCCGCAACGGCCTGGGCGACCTGCTGCGTGGCGTCGATCAGCCCCACCAACAGCGGCAGGATTGGCTGGTTGCGGCGGCCAGAGTCTGGCAGCGTGATCAGCTGGCTGGCGTCGCTAGGGATGGCCTGCCGCGCCGCTTGGAGGATCAGGTCAGACAGCGCGCTATCGCACTCGATGTGGTTGTGGATCGGCATGGCAGCTAGGTGTAGTCCCAATCAACAAAGACGGCTTGGTGCAGGGTGTCGGCAACGATCGCCGCGGCCACCTGCTCGCGGGTGAGCTTTTGCAGCGCCGCCAAGATCGACTGCTCCAGATCAACCGCCTTGCCCCGATCCAGGTGGACGGCCGCGGCGCGCTTTATGCGGGCTTCCTGCGCGCGCTTGGCGGTGGCCGCCGCGGCGGCCTGGCGAGCTGCTTCGGCCTGGCGAGCTGCTTCGGCCTGACGTTCTGCTTCCGCCGCGCGCCGCTCAGCTATCTGCTGAGCCTGCTTGGCAGCGGCCACATTGACAAGGGCTTGGGCTTCGCGCTCGGCGGCGGCTTTAGCGGCCCGCTGGCGCTCAGCCTCCTGGCTGGCGCGCTCGTCGGCTATGGCCTGCTGGCGAATCGCTTCTTGACGCTCTGCCGCCTCCCGCTGGGCCTGCTCAGCTCTGAGCCTCTCCAGCTCGGCGCGCTCCGATTCCTGTACCTGCAGTGCATCAATCAGCGTCTGCAGCTTCTCGGTCGCTTCCATCTGCCGATTCGCGCCAGCGGCGGCGAACTCCTCCAGCGTGGTGGTGTCAATTGCCGTCAGCTCAGCAAGCATGGCCCGAGCATCAACAGCTGTAGCGGCGCCCTCGGCCAGGTCAGCAATGCGCTGCAGCACGGCCTTGTGCGCGTCAATGCGTGCCTGTTTTTCGGCCTCCAGCGCCTTGAGCTTCCGCTCGTGGGGCTCTATCAGCCCCTGGACGGATGCTTCCAGCAGCCTGGCGGCTTCATCCACCGCCTTGCCCCGATCCAGGTGGACGGCCTTGGCGTCTTTGCGGGCTCGCTCGATCCTCCCCTTGATCTTGCGCAGCTGAGCTACCCAGCTGCGGGCTTGCTTGTTGTCCCATTGGTCGCGGTAGTCGAAGACCTTGCCTTCGGCATTGGCCTCGGCAATGGCGATGTCTGCGGCCAGAGCATCCCAGCGGGTTAGCGCGGATGTCTCGGCAGTGTCTGGCACGGTGGCCAATGCGGCTTCCATGGCTGATAGCGGTGAACTCGCCAACCCTAGCCTTTTAATACCGCATCTGCACCCCTATAGTTGGGCAGTCTTCACGATCTGATTTTCGTGGCCGGCTCATGGTGGCTCGACACGATCGGCAGGATCCCCCTGCTCACGCCTGCCGAAGAGATCGAGCTAGGCACGATCATCCAGCGGTGGCAGCAGCACCCAGACCCGTGCCCACCAGGCATCAGGCGCCGCGGGATGCGGGCCCGTGACAGGTTTGTGCAGGCGAATCTGCGGCTGGCGGTTTCGTATGTGTCCAAGCGCTGCTGGCGGTTGGCCAAGGCGCACGCGCAGGACGACCTGATCCAGGCCGCCAACATGGGCCTCATCACTGCTGCTGAGCGCTTCGATCCGGCACGGGGATACCGATTTTCAACGTACGCGTACTGGTGGATTCGGCAGGCCGTCGACCGCTGGGCAGATCAGCACTCGCGCCTGATCTCGATTCCCGGCAGCCACTGCCAGCACCTCGGCCGAATCGGCCCGATCACCCGCCGCCTTGAGCAGAAACTGAACCGCACGCCCACCCGCCAAGAGATCGCCGATGAGCTGGGCGTATCGCTGGCAGTGCTGGAGCAGGTGCTTGAGAACGGTCGTTCAATCGCCAGCCTTGATCAGGTAATCAGCGACGACGGCCTGGAGCTGAGCGCCACCTGCGCGTCATTCGACCGCAGCATTGAAGACGAGGACGAGCAACGCGAGCGGTGGCGGCAGGCTGAGCAGCTGCGAAACATGATCGCCCGGCTACCGGTGTCAGATCAGCGGCTGCTGGTGCTGGCCTGGGGCCTTGATGGCGTGGAGATTCCACGCGCCGAGCTCGCCCGTCAGGAGGGTCTCAGCACGCGGGCGCTGGAATCACGCCTAGAGCGGCTGCAGGCGTCCCTGGCGGCGCACTCCGTGCAGCTGGTGCTGGTTGCAGTGTGCCGCTGCCCGCCATCGCCACCGCCACCCATGAAACGCAAGCGGCGCGGGTCTGGTGGTGAGCAGCTCAGGCTGGTGGTGGCCTCTGCAGCCTGAGTTACCACCACCAGACCCATGCAGAACTACGCCCTTCCGTACATCACCGTTGGCATCAACGACGCCGGCGGCGTCTGCTGGTTAGTCGTGACAGCTGATCGCGTCATCAGTTACGACTCAGGCAAGGATGCGCTAGCCGAACTCAAGGCCGCCACCAATCCACCCGTTGATCCTGGCCGCACGGTCTGAGCAGTGCCAGTCCTGCTGCTCGAACCACTCTTGCCAGTTATCGGAACCCTTGGCGCCGTTGCAGCGCCTGCAGGCCGGCACCAAGTTTTCAGCCACCGTTAGGCCGCCCCGCACCCGCGCCAGCACATGATCCAGCGTGTCAGCTGGGGCTGTGCAATACGCGCAGCGGCTGCCCCAGGTCTCGAATATCAAGGCGCGAAATCGATGCTTGCTGGAGCGCTTAGGCGTTAGCTCGGTTCCATCAATCTGATGGTCGAAGGCCATCTTTGGTCATGGTTTTGCAGGGACGAGCAGGCCACCGATCCAGCCAGCGGCTGCACCAACGGCTGCGCTGATTGCGCTGGACTGGGCGTCACAGCTAGCTGGTGTGCGGATGCGGCAGCCGGCCAGGTCGATGCCGCTGATCACAATGCCCGTGACCAGCAGCCCCACCAGGCAGCGGAGCAGATAGCTGCGTTCGGTTGGTGTGGTCATTTCTGCCCCTCCAGCTTGCTGACGCGCTGCTCGACGCTGCCAATGCGGCCGAACACCTCCTTGCGTTCGTCTTTGATGTCGGTGTGGAGGATCTGTAGCTGTGTGGCTATGTTTTCAACCCCTGCGGTGAGCCGAATAACGGCCTCCCGCGCTTCATCGTTGCGCCGTGAAAACCCCATGCTGCCCATTGCGGCCCAGGTGATAAAGGCGCCGGCCACAGCGGCTAGAACTTCAATCACGGGCCTCAGCTGCTTTGGCTTCAGGCTATGGATCAGGCGCCTGTCGCGGCGCCGCCGGTGACGGTCAGATCAATCGGCTGCAACCCTAGCTCAGCGTCAATCGTGCCATCAGCCCCGAGGGTCACGATGACGTTGACGTAGCCAGCGCTCCGGTGCTCCTCCTCTGGTGCGTCGATGTATCGCCAGCGGGTGTTGGTTGGTACGATGTTGCCGCTGAATGTGTGCCCGCGCCAGATGATTGGCGGCAGCTGGAAGCTCCTGTAGCCGCCACCCTGGCCCTGGTAATGCTTGCGGATCAGCGCTGCCTCCGCGTCCGTGAGCGCGGTGTAGCCCAGCGTGAGTTGGTAGTTCTGCGGCGTGACGCTATGCCTGAACCGCACGATGCCAGCGCTCAGTGATGGCTGCTCCGTCAACGGGAACAGCCCAAAGTCGTAGCTGCGGGTGGCAGGTTCCAGCTCGGGGAACGCGGCCATTAGTTCTGCAGCGTGATGGTGCTGGCAGCCACTGAGAAGGTGCCGCCGCTGCTTGATACATCAGAGCCAAAATCGGCATAGCAAACCAGTTCATCAGCGCTACTCGCCCCTCCGCGAGATTTGTAGTAGACGCAGGCGCGTGCGGTGATGGTGCTGCTGGCCCAGGAAACGGCGCCGAACTGAATGGTTACTTTGTCGTTGGCGGTGTCTTTGGTGACTGTGACCGTACTGGTGGCGCCGCCAGCGGTGTATCCGGTGCCGCTCACTTCATTGGTCACATCATCGCGGAAGTCATGCGTGTCTTTGTTCGGCGCGTAGGTGCTGGTTACCAGCATCGCCTTAAAGGTATTGGAGTCAAAGTCGATGTCACCACGCGCCATCTTGTCAGGTGCTGAGTTGTAGATCAGGGATGCCATGGCTATACCGGGTGATAGTTACAGACTAGCTGCCTGATGCAGCACCAGCCGCCAGCGATGCGGTGATGGCAAGAGCAAGCCCTGGCAATTCAACGCTAGGCGCACCAGCCACGAAAGTGATGGTGATTGTCTGCGCCAGTGGTGTCACCGTTGCCAGCGTGACGCCGATAGTGAACTCAGCCCCATTAATGTTGGCGCCCTCGGGTGGCACGGTCACCAGCTCAACGCTGACGTTGTAACGCTGACTGCAGGGTATGTCCTCAACCTGCGGGGCGCTGCCATAGATCCAGCTGTAGCCGGTAGGGGTGAAATATGAAGGCGTAGTCATGCCACTCAGCAGGCTGCTCGGGATGGCGAAACTTAGGAACCGCCCCTGCTGCCCGATGTAGTGGCTGCGAATGCTCAGCATCTGCGCCTCAGTAAGTCCTAGGAAACTCAGCCGTAGCTGCTGCTCCAAGATCACGTTGCTGGTGCGCACCCGGACCTGCAACCCATCCAGCGTGGGAATCTCTGAGTGCGGATGCCGCCCTGGCGTGAAGGTGCGGCTGGATGGGGTGAGGGTGGGGAAGGTGGTCATGAGCTACCAGTTCCCCGCTGGGCAATGGGCGAATGGTATCCGCGCCTTGATCGGCATGAAACAACTGCATAGCGCGCACTGCGTTGTAGCGGGGCGGTAGCTAGGGCAGGTGGCGCACCGGGCTAGCCGGGCCTGTGCCTCCTGAGAATTTGCGGCAAACCAGTTGGCGGGGACGGTACTCATAGCGTAGGAAGCGGAGGCTCAATTACTGTACCGTCTGACCTCTTAAATATAATCTCTCCGATACGGATAGTTGCATTACCGCTACACCCGTTGTTTGTCTGCACTGATCTGCCAGCTATATCTTTAGGGTAGCCTCCTATGAATATGCCGTCCTCGTCGTATTCCCACACATAAACAACATAGGTCACGACAATCTGACCACCGCAGCTAACTGAACCGCTAGGATCCCCGCTAACCTCAATAGAGAAAAACCGGCCATTTAAAGGAATAGTCTCGGTAAACTCTTGATTGTAGGAAGGGCACGCTGCGCCAGGAAATTCAGGGCAGTTGGCTTGAGTGACACTAACGAATGTAGTTGTCAAGCAATCTACTGCCATGTGGGCGCCAACATCATTTCTTTCTGCTGTACCAGTTTTCCAGCCTCTGATTGGCACCGGCTGACTGGTGCATACAGAGCCGTCACCTTGACAGGTAATTACAGCAAAAATCCCTGTACCACCATCAACGATTCCTACTGTATAGGTGTTGCTAGTGGCGTTAGGTATTGGCGTTGGGTTCGCCCCAAACGCTGTACCGCGATACCACTGGATCGAGCTGTTGGCGCAGTTGCAGTCAGGTGCGGTGAGAACATCACCCACGCGCGCTTCCGGCTGCGCTTCCGGCGTGGATTGCCCGCCTATGCCATCCTCAGGATTATCAATAGGCGGATCACCCAGGCCAGATTCATCAAGCTCGCCAATGTTGTTGCCATAATCAGAGAACGTCTCATCAGTAAACGTCTCAGCCGGCACACTGGTATCCGTTGATGAGTTCACGTCGCAGGTGATGCCGCTTAGCCCGGTGGGTAGCAACAGGCCAGATCCAGTTGCTGCGTTTACCTCCTGTGCCACCACGCTGGCCAGGTTGGAATCAACCGGGAAATGGGTTAGGTCAAGCTGCACTTCACCCGTGATCGCCATGCCAATGCGGTCCACCTCGTAGAGGTAGTCGTGAACGCTGCTGGCTCCGGTCGATGCCACACGCTCCAAGCGCACCCGCACCAGATCACCAGCCGCCACGGTGGGGTTGTAGGCATCAGGCTTCACGCCAAGCTGGAGCCGGTGGGTAACATGCCGGCGCTTAGACAGGATGTAAGCGCCGACCTTGACTGCGTGGTTTTCAGTAGAGCAGAATCCGCTCAGGTCGTGCTGCTCATAGGGTCCATCAACAGCAGTGCCGGTGTAGCGCACCTCAGCGGTGCGCATCACAGGGATGCCTAGATCATCCTGCTGGCGCCAGAGCACCGTGGCGCAAAACGGCTTACGGTCTGCCAGTGGCGTATAGGTGATTTCAAAGTCTGAGATGTGCTGCTGGGTGAACGTAAACACCCAGCTCACTGTTGTGGTCTGGATGGTGCCGTCGTTGTTGGTTGGCACCAGTGGCTTGAGCGCTTCCTTGCCGCCGATTCGTGTTTGACGCAACAGGAAATACTGAAGGGTTGTACTGATCCAGTCGCGTAGGTTGGTCGATTTGCTCACCACGCCATTAAACCAAAACCCGTTGGCATTGGTGAATGTCGCTGCTGCCAAAAAGCTGGTTGCGGTGTCGATCATTGCATTAGGCACTCTGGAGCTATTGCGCAGCAGATACAGCAGCAGATCGGCCACGTTGTTGCTGGGGCCGGTGACGCTATCGAGCAACCGGGTGACATTGATGCCGCCACGGATGAAGCAATGCACCTGGCGGTTCCACTGGTCAAACCCTGCCGGGATAGTGATTGAGAACGCCATGGTGCTCAGTCCGTCATAAGTGCCGCTGGTGCCGCAATAGGTTGGTGCCTCTAGGTTTGGCGTGTTGTCAATGAAGTTACCGGCCACGAACGTGCCAGCTCGCCGGTCGTAGGTCTGGGTGAAGCTGCCCACCCGGCAGGCGCGCTGGAATACATCACGCACCTGGATCGAGTCAATCTGGCCCTCGCTCAACACCAGGTGGTAGCTCGCTGTGATGTTGCTCGATGCATCATCGGAGAATCTGGCCTCTGTTGCCGGCGGACTGATCAGCACCCCACCAGATCCACCAGTGCGGCGGCAGAACACAATCGGAATTGGCTCACCGATAACTGCGCCGCGCTGTTTCTGATCCAGGTTGTCAGCACCACTGGCCCCGGCCTCGGTCAGCGGTGTTCCAACCACTCCACCCTGAGCGGTTAGGAAGGCTAGGGGATCGCTGCTGATGATGCTCATAATTTGCAGGGTGCCCCGATCAACCGGGTGGAGAATGTGCGCGGCGGAACCTGAGCGCCGACTGGTGAAAGGCTGCTGCCTAGCTGCATCTGGATGGATGTGAAACTGCCTGACACTCCAACCACCTCGCCCAGGTAAGACGCGATCAGCGTCTGCCCAGCCTGTGGGGTGCTGTTGCCCAGGATGGTGTCGAACTCATACAGGCGCAGCTCTGCCAGTCGGGCTTCATTAAGCGCCTGCAGCACCACCTCCATCACGTTGGTGGTGGCCGGCAAGGTGACTGAGATTGACGACTCTGATTGCACCTCGCCAGCGGTGATGCCATCAGCATCGAATGGCTGATATGACCATGCCGCGCTCTCCCATGTAACGCTGGTGTTGACGTAGTAGGACTGCCACCGCTGGTAGGTGGTAGTGCCAGAGAAGATGCGCAGAAACTGGGATTGGCCGCGAGCCATTACCGCACCCCCATTGCGTAGCGTCCGGCCGGTGTGCGAAGGCTGGCGTAAACGCCATCAGCAGTCTTGCGCATG